GCTATTGCTTCAGCTCTAGGGCCTTTCAAGTTCATTCTTCAACTCCAAAATGTTCTCTAATTCTATCTCGATCATTAGCGGCCATACAATTATCCAAACATTCTCTCACAATCAACTCGGCGAACTTTTCTGTAAAAGCATCGGGTATATAAGTCTTACCAAAAGTTTGTCCGTCAATTGATATAACCGCCTGTTCCATAAGTTGCCTAATTCGTTCATTCATTCTTCAACTCCGAAAGGTTCTTCCAACTGTTCTGCCGCAAAATGATCGTCCAGCGTGTCTTTCAAAAAGTCAGTACATTCTTTCACAATCAGCTCGGCGAACTTTTCTAATCTCTTGTCAAGAATCGGCTGTAATTCATCACCAGTTATCTTGTCGGAAAATCTCCAGTCAGCCTGTAGAGCAAGTTGTCGAATTCGTTCGTTCATTTTGAGTTTCTCCTAAATGAATGTAAGGGACCGAAGTCCCTTACCCGTATATTACTTCTGACGATTGCGAATCATTGCCAAGATGTCTTGGGCACGTGAATCACCACCTTCGGTTGCTGCCGGAGCACTTGCCTTTGGAGCAGGAGCTGCCTTTGCAACTGGTGCTGATTCTTCATCGATGTCATCTGCTACTGGTGCAGATGCTTTAGGAGTTGATGATTTGTTAGGATCACCAGTGTTCTGGCTCATGCCAGCTGGTTTAAAATACTGTCCCCAACGTTCCATATCATAAGCTTCGCCATCAACTGAAGCTTCAAACATTTCTTTCATAACTTTCAACTCAACGTCAGTTGGCTTTTTAGGTAAGAAGTCTGACAAGTTAAACAAGCCATGTGTTTGAATAGCCGCATTTTCTTCGTCACTCAATGGACGCTCACGACGTGCCCAAGAACTTGTTGAGTAGTCAGCATAACCGCCCTTGCTACCTTTCTTCATACGATAGTCTAAGCCATGTACAAAGTCAGTTGGCAAATCTTCCAATTCTGGATCAACAAGTGCCGCACGAATTGATGTAAAGATTTGAGGTCCGATGATAAAACGACGGATTGGATTTTCTGGCTTATCAGTTTCTTTCAAGCCATCTTCAACTACAAATCCTTGGAAAATGTATGAACGCTTTTTCCAGTACTTACGACCCATATCTTCCAATGCTGGATCTTTAAACCAAGGACGTACCTCAGTTAAGATTGGACAAGTTTCGCCATACATTTCCATGCAGGGTACTTGTACTGTGATTTGTTTTGATTCGGCTTCACCTTTGATTCCAGCGAAGGGCAATTTAATCATTGCTCGTTCAGCCCAGAAAAAAGTATTGTCTTGATTGCCGTCGGGTAAAAAACGAAGTAGTGCTTCTTCGCCTTCTTTGAGATTCCAGAATGCATAAATGGAATTATCTCCACCTGTTCTGTTACCGTTGTCTGAACCTTTTGATTCAGCTGCCTTTAATTTTGCACGAATTTCTGCCAAAGTTGCCATTATAAGTCTCCTATTGTTAGCCTTTGTTACTGCTTTATTTGCCTATATTTGTCTTACCACCCGGTAAAACAAAAAGCGCATACATATTATTGTACACGCTTCTATTTAGCAGAGCAAGAAGAATCTTGCTCTAAATGTGACTATGTTACTCGATTAACGATACTGTACCAAACTAACAATTCTATTTAATTCATCGTTTTGGAAAGTAGTACTTTCTCCTACACCGTATCGATTAGGATCAGCTGCACTTGCCGCAGTCACTTTACCGTCTGCACCAATTTCAGCTTGTCCGGCAGGAGTAGCAGGGGCTGCAACAGGCTTTCCGCCATTTGGAGCACGAGCAAGAATATATGGATCTAATGGATCTGCACCACCTAGCCATTTTTGATCTTCTGGACTCATTTTAGAGTATGCATCGGCCTGCGGACTACCAGCTTGCCATGGACCATTATTTACTACTGGTGCTGCTGGTGTTGTTGGCGCTACTGCATCTGGTTCACTCATGTCACCAGCTTTATCGCGAGCTGCCTGTTGATCCGGTGTCATAGTAGGAGCAGCTGGTTTTGCACCTTGTTGAGTAGGAGCAGCATGTGCTACTTTCTTTGCATCATTTTGAGCAGCAACAGTACGTTGACTTTGCCCAAATGTACCAAACATCTTATCCCACCAGCTTGGCTGAGTAGCAGCTGGTTTTGCACCTTGAGGAGTAAGTCCTGTTTTAGCAGTTGCTAGTTTTGCTTTTTGTGCGGCATTAGCCTGAGCAAGTTTAGCATCAAAACTATTACCCGCCGGAGCTGCCGGTTGATTGGCTGGGTTATTTTTTGGGTCCATATTATAAGTTGGGCCAGCTTCGTTTGTCTGATCGGCGCCTTCTACAATATCAATGTAGTGGCGTAAATTTGGTTTATTTGAGTGACTCATGGTCATTTCCTTTTATTTAAATTGTGCTTGCTGAAACAACTTAGCCAACGCATCTTCTAGGTTTGGTTTTGCTGTATCCATTTGTGTCTTGATACCGCCAATCATTTTAGCTGGATTAAAACCTGGCATTACTTCTTGATCAGGTGCATCCACTTTATCCATTTGATCGCGCATTGCGCCTGTAAAGCTACCGGCTATGCTTTTTGCAGTCTCTGGATCATTCAACGGCTTTCCGTTATATTGCATTTTGCTAAGAACATTTGTAAACGGATTAGGATCCATACTAGGCATTTCTTCTTCAATTGATTTCAAACGTGCTTCGATATCTTTAGCATGCCATTCACGCATTTCCATATGCCCGCTTGGTTCATGATGATGAACACCTGCCAATTTCATAATGTGATTTTGTTCATTACTGCTAGGATCTTTCTTTTCAATAAAGTGCATAACTTTAGCTAGATCATCTTCAGAAGCATTGCCGAACACGCCTTCGTCGAATTCTTTTTTAACTTTAATCTTGATGCGTGTACCGCCTAGTGGAAATGTACCGTCTTCTTTGTTGTAAAATCCGCTAATGTATTTTAACATTTCGTGTAGGCCATCAGCCTGTGGTTCTTCATCGTACCCAACATCTTGCGGAGCACAACCACAGTTTTCAATAATTTCAGCAATAGTTTTTACACCACTACCAAAGTCTAATTGTGTTTCTAATGTTGCGCCTGCTTTTTTAGCCTTACGCAACGCAGTCATAATACGCTCTTCAACTGGACTAAATTTGTTTGGATGATCATCAACTTCTTCTGCTACCGGAGCAGGTGCCGCAGCAGGTGCCACCGGAGGAATAGCATTAGGATCAACCGGAGCAGGTGCCGCAGGCATAGCTGGGGCAGCTGACATATCAGCAGGCGGAGGAACCATTGGTGGTTGTTCTTGTTGAATATCTTGTTCGCCAAAATTTAGTTGACTAACTACAGCAGGATTATCAAACTTATCACGATTAGCAAATACCCATGCTTGAATTAGCGAACGTGTATCTAATCCTGGACTTGCTTTACGTAGCTCATCCATTAGTCCTTGATCATCAATAATACCTTTAAGACTCATAACAGCATCGTCACCGCTTAAGATATTTCCTTGATCGCCCATGATACTATTAAATTTTTCAATAGCTGCTTGTTGTGCTGCTTCGTTATGACTAAACAGATCGTCTTGTTCCATCAAGCGATCCATAGCACTTTCAAATGCATCCTCTGGGCATAACTCTTTAGTTTTCTTAAGAGCCTGACCTGCTAGATTGTGTACTTTACCTTCTGGATTTTTCTTAGGATTTGATTTCTTCCAGTCGCCTTCGTGTTTCCAAGATTTAACTTTACCTTCAGCATCTTTTTCTACTGTGTCGCTAACTTCGTCTAGTAGTTCGTCTGGATTAATTTCTTTAACAGGTACATCTGATTCATCAATAAATTTAGCAATGTATTGGAACACACCTTTTAATTCTTCGTTAAATGTGCGGATAGTTAAACGATCAACTAGATCATTAACTAGTTCTTCTGGTAGCATTTGCTCTTCTGATTCTTCAAAACTTTCTGCAAATGTTTCGTAGTGCGCAGTACGTTGTAGTAGCTGTACTTCACGTTTAATTTCTTCAATGCGCTCAATAACACGATCTGTTACATTAGCCATTGTTTCGGATAGTTGATCTTGACGTCCAACATATCCTTTAAATTTGCGCAATGCGGCCATTTCTTCTGATAAACTAACAATATGTTTACCGATGCCATCGTATGGATTGCCACCGTGTTTTAAATGTTCAGCCATTGCGCGGGCGCCATTTAAATGTTTTACTGGATAACGGAAACGCTCACCTTGTGCATTTTCAACCCAGATACCTTCAATGTGCATTGTGCGACCCGCT